TCACCGTTGTTTTCCCACGCTGGCTCAATGGTGTCAGGCGAATCAGTCCACAGTTCCTCATCCAAATCAACGGAGTCGCTGACGCTAATGCCATCGTTTACTATGGCGCGGTAGATGGTTCCATCAAACCTGCTGCCTGTACCAGCATCATTAGCTCCTATTTCCAGTACAGAAGCACTATTGTTAATACCAGATGAGGCCAGTGATACGTTTGCATCACCGAGTTGTGTCCACGTAATACCTGAAACGTCACCTGTGGTGAAATCATCATCTGATGTATAGAAATTAACTACATCGTTGGTATCTGACCATGTAACGCGAACCCAGTGGGACGTACCATCTGCAAACCCAGTAGCTACTGTAGATGTGCTCTGCGTTACAGTACCATTTGTCCCATCTTCACTTACATATAAAGTAAGTTCCCCCGTGGTCGCAAGCACCCGGAACATGTAACCTCTTTCATCTCCGCTGGCTGTCCACTTAGATACTATTGCTTTGCCGCCAGTGGGTGTCCAATCATCTGCGGAAACATAGGCAATGATGTCCAAGTCACCTGTAACGTCCAGTGCATTGGAATCTGGTGTGCTGACATAATCCCCACTCGCACCAGATAGCACCACATGATTCGGCTTGGTCGTAACAATAGGTTCACCTGTGGCTTCGGTGACTACGTTGGAGGAGACTGTGTTGCCCAGTTCTGTGAAAAAATATTTGAATCGATCACAATTTGCGCCAAGGTCTATCTTGGTAAATGACCAATCAGTAATATCAAAATTCAAACCAGCATCGGCAATCCTGAATCCAATCCTTGCTGAAGCACTACTGCCTGTAGCTGTAAATACAAATGTGTTTGAACCATCTGCGAATGTTTCACTTAATCCATAAGCTGTTGTAAGTGAAGTGTTACTTCCAGTCTTAACAGTTGAACTAGCTATGGCCCCGGCATTAACTGTGCAGTTGAACGTGACTATGTAAGTATAATTTTCAACTATAGAAAAGGTTGGAGATGTTATTTGGGCTGTGCTGGTTGATTCTGCGTTTGTAATATCTGTTCCGTCATATGATGCACTTGTATCTGGCGGGTTTGCACCATTACTAAAAGATTCGATCAGTTCGGGGCCACCTGTAGCCACTCCTGAACTCACATACTCGGACGGGGTGGTTACGTCTGCGCGGCCTGTGGCATCCTCAATCTGGATGTTTGTAAAAACAATCTTGGTTTTTCCAGTGTTAGATGCTCCCACTGCTGACCTATTATCAATGCCTATGCCAACATTGGTGCCGACTGATGTGGTTAAGGGAAGGGATATTCTTTTTTCATTGCCATCAGAAAGGTCAAAGTTTACCTCTAAGTCCTCTGTGCCACCTCCAGACGAATAGGCTCGAACAAGTACGGTGGAGGCTCCAGATATATACTGGATGGTCGCAGACAGAATGTAGTTTCTTGCTTCTGAAGGGATAGTAATGCGCTTATACCAATAAGAACTGTTGATCGATGTCAGTTCCACCGTGGTCGCTGTTGTGGTTGCGTTTAGTTCTGTTGTTCCAAAAGCACCAAGGTTGGTATTGTCCTCACTAAACTCTATAAGGTTCTCGACAGGACGCGCACCATAGACCCGCAGGGCTTCCGCAGGGACTTCATGCCAGTTACCCTCATGGTCTGGCACAAGCCTGTTTCCGTCAGTGTCACCAATGGCGGGGAGGGTGAGTCCTTCGTTGGTAGTAGAACCGACAAACCTAGAAAGGGTTTTTCTTATTGCCGCACCGAGGCTATTAGGTGTAGAACCGAGCATATTGTTTATACCGTTTCAGTAATGAAGAGCGAACCAGAGCTTCCACCAGTAATAACAGAAAGCGTGTCTGAGTTTTCTACGCCAATGTATTCGATAACACCAGCGGGTAAATAAGCTGAAGAGGTTGTTGCTGTACCGTCAAGGCTATAGTAACAGTCTACTGTAGCAATCAAACGAAGCACTGTGGTTGTAGTAGACAGAGCAGCACCAGAGGCAGCAGTGCCACTAATAGAGAGCTTCTCTGTTGAGGTAGGTTTTAGTACCTGTACGGGGTTGCCGTTGTCGTCTGTGCGTAATCTCATTGTATTGTCCTTTGTGTGTTTATTCTATTACTACTTGTTCCCACTGCTGGGTGTCTTCGTTCCAATTATAGTGTTGTTCGTCTGTTGGGTAAGGTACTGGGGCTTCCCAGAGACAAGTATTTTCATTTAGGTTCCAGCTTGGGTAAGGCTGTGGCGATATAAAGGCATCCCTTGTGGCGTCGTATGTATACCCAATACCTGCATAGTTTTTCCGTAGTGCTACGCCACCATCTGGCTGATTAGTTTCAGGACTGTAGTGAACGCCCCCATGAGTGTTATAGGATGTCTGCACCCAAGTGCCTTCTTGTGTGTCTATAAAGTCCTGTTCAGCAACAATGACCTGCGTAACAATTCCGTTTTCAACTTTAGCAAAATGACTCATCCTGTATAGCTTCCTGATGCTGTGAATTGTACATATATGTAATCACCGTCTATTGTTTCAGTAGGGCTTCCAGTTGTAGTGCCGGAATAATTAGCAGTTAGAATTTTCAGCCATACTACACCTGACCCACCATTACCGCCTTGGGTCAAGTTTCCTGAACTTCCCGCACCACCCCCTGTATTAACTGTGCCATTTCCGGGGCCGCTGCCAGCCGAACCATCGCCGCCGCCACCAACGCCGCCTGTCCCCGCTACTGTATCAGCACCACCACCACCACCGCCAGCGAATGTGCCACGTCCTTCCCACGATGAACCTGCCCCACCATTACCTCCAGTGCCGCCGCCTGCTGATGAACCGGATGAACCAGCCGCACCCGCACCGCCGCCGCCACCACCAGCGCTATCAGACGACGAAAGCGCATCACTAGCTGCCCCGCCGTTATGACCTTGGTCGGGCGTTGTATCAGGGGTATCTCCGGCACCTCCTGCAAAACTTTTGTTTGCTGTACCGCCACTTCCCGAACCACCAGCTACACCAGCTACGCCGATAAGCCCTTTCCTAGCGTAGCCGCCACCAGCAGACTCAAAGCTATCCCATGATGATGCGCTTCCCTGAGTACCATCGGAGTTATATGCCCCTGTTCCACCAGCACCTACGGTAATAGTATATACCTTTCCCGGGTAAACCGTACTGGTTTGAGTTCTAAACCCGCCAGCACCTGCACCACCAGCCTTTAGAGAGCCACCGCCACCACCACCAGCAACTACAAGCATAGATACATCGTAAGAGCCAACCGTCGCGCCTTCCCCAAGTAGCATCATCTGATTCGTACTCATTAGATATTCCCTGAAGCAACAACGACTGTACCGCTGGTAAAGAGAAGTGTTACCAATCCTCTGGTAGCTAGAGTAAAAGTAGCCTGGTCAGTGTCTGTCCCGGCCTTGTACGCTGTTGTTATCGTGTTAGTGATGGTAATATCGCCAGTAGTGTCATTGTAAACCGTAATCACGTCGCCAGCAGAAAAAGTGCTGTTTGGAATGGTAATGGAGCCACCAGTGCCTACCGTAACATACTGGCCTACATCAGAGGTCGTAAGGATGTAACTAGAGGTTTTGGTACCAACAGAAGGAATCGTTCTTACACTGCCATCTTGGTCTGCAAGCGTAGTAAAAGTTCCTGCACCAGCAGAAGCCCCACCAATGGTCACACCATCAACTGTACCGCCGTTAATGTCTACCGTAGGGATGGTTGTAGTGCCAGTAAAGGTAGGAGAGGCTTCGTTAGCCTTTGTAGCTATAGCAGTAGCTATGTTATCAAACTCTGTGTTTATTTCTGTGCCTTTAACTATCTTGGCAGGATTACCAGAAAGCAACGAGTCCTTTGTAGCAAAGTTTGTAATTTTAGTGTAATCGGTCATTTAGTTCTGCCTTTTCTTGACTGTGACGCTTTCACAGCCTTCAATCGTTGCTCGGCTTCTTTCTTTGTTTTAGAGTAGCCGGACACGTTATCTATCTTCCAGCCTTTAGTTGTTCTGCGTATTGGCATAAATTCAAAAGATGCGGGGGCTTTTACACCCCCGTCTTACTCTTATTACTTAGGCGTTGACAGCCAGTACGAAACCAGAGTCAGCACGCAGTACACCAGTACCGTACAGAGTATCGGCAGTGTACATGTTAGCAAGATATTCCTGCTTGTACTGAGTCTGAGAACGAACACCCATCTGTTCAACAAGAACCATAGTGTCCTTGTGAACCAGCATGGAAGCCTTAACAGCACCACCAGCTGCGTTTTCAGCAGCAGTCTCAATGGTAGGGCAGTTAGAAGTAACATATACGTCAATGCCGTACAGATTACCAATCAGACCATTGCTTACGCCACGACCATCTACGAAGTCAGAAGACACGTAACGGTCAATGCCCATGATGGCATTACGGAGGCTAGGTGGAATAACGAACACACGACCGTCCATAGGAACGTCAGCATCGTCAGCCAGCTGGATGAGATCACGGAAGATAACATCAGTGAACACGTCAGCAGCTGCTACAGTGTCAACAGCATAGGCTGTCAGACCAGTAGAAGAATCTGGGAAGTAGACGTTGCTGTGAGTCCAGTCAGAGCCGTCACCGTCACCCAGAGACTTGCCCAGAGCAAACAGGTCATCGTCAACCTGCTTAGCCAGAGCGTAGCCAGCGTCACCAGTGTAAAAACTACGCAGTGAGGCCAGAGCCTGAACGTCAGTGATGTCTTCGATAAGACGAGTGTATTCGAAGTGCTTATCAACAGTGATAGCTACTTCGCTCTCAGTATCCTGCTGCAAGGTAACAGCGGTGTTAGCAGACTTAGCGTTAGCCTGTCCACGAACAGGTTTAGGGATGTGGAGAGTGTCACCTTTCTTGCCTGTCATAGACATCTTGGTAACAAGGTTAGCCAGAACAAGGTTCTTCTGATAGGCAGCGATTACCTCGTCAGACCAAATTTCTGGGATAAAAGTTGCTGCTGAAGTATTATCAACAGCACCACCCATTGCTGGGTATGTGGAAGTTGTAAGAGCCATGATAGTTTCCTATAGTTTAGCTTTTGACCCTTCCCTCTGAATAGGCTTTCAGAATCTCATCTGATAGAGCCTGATAGCGAGCAGGATCAGTTCTCATAAGATTAATAATGTCTGCCCTTCTGTAGATTTTCCTTGAAGCCTTCTCACTACTACCACTAGAACTTCCAGTAGAAGCAGCCTTGACTTGCTGTTTACGCTGAGACTCTTCAGCCTTCGCAGTTGTACCTAGAAGCTCCTGACGCTCTTTCCAAGTAGAGAAAAGCTCGTCTGCTGCCTCAACGTCAAACTGCTGGTCTGCTTGTTTAAGCAATTTAGTGCGCATAGTAGAACTGCTTACCCACTCCATGAACTTAGCGTCCTGTAGGATACTGTTCATGTCTGGATGCTTCGTCTGAAGCTGTGCCAGAGCAGAGGACTTACGGTACTCCTGCGCCATCTGTTTTGCTTCTTGAACAGACGGATGATTGTCTATAGCGTTACTTACAGCCTTGTCAGGCTCTGCAAAGAAATCTACTTCTTCGACAGGTTCTTGCTTTTGTGCGAGTTGTGTCTGCTGGCTGATGTACTCGTCTACCACTTTCCGTAACTCACCTACTTCTGAACTCTGTTTACCAACTAGCTTCTCAGCTTCTTGGTGCATCTGTACGAGTTCTTCAACAGACTTGTTGCGGTACTTCTCTGGTATCGAGCTACCCTCTGTTTCCTCTTCGGAAAATTCTTCTGTAGTTTCTTCTACAGCTTCAAAGGACTCGGTAGGTACATCCTCTTCGGGACGCTCGTCAATAAATTTAGCCATTACTAAACTCCGTGCTTAAACATTGTGGATACTGGCTTATTAAATATGGAAGGGCTAGTCGCTTGTCTTCCTCTCGTGTTTTATCTGCTGCTCTCGCTGCTTGGCCCATCGCATAGTGGCTCCGGGAAAGTCACCACTAATATGATCTAGCTTTGCGCGTACAGCAGAGATTTGCCTAAGTGCTTTGTTGCCACATACAGGGCATTCAATGTCTGTCGTGTCAGACTTGACTAGCTTTTCTGTAACGTGATCTGAGTCACACTTAAAGTCAAATAGCATCATCTTCGGATTGCTCCTCCAACTCTGCTTGTTCCTGAGCAGTCGTGATGACTAGCTCTAAATTAACAAAACTCTTGAAGACTGAAAGTTGTCCCTTCCGAAAGAAAAGGTCTTGCTCGTCTTTAACAGTTTCTAAATTATCTGTTTGTTCTATGTTGTTAGTTAGTTCTTCTAAAAGCTGTTTCCAACCTTCTGTCCTAAACATCTCAAAGAAGTTGTTGTAGTATTTTTCTAGTTCTTTGTTCATCGTTTCTCCTTGCGGGACGATTACTTTTTGGATTTGCCTTTCTTCATTTTAGCTTTAGCTTTTTTAGCTGCTGCTTTACCTTTTGCAGTGTATGGATAGCTTTTATTACCGACTTTAGGCATTAGTGTGTTTCCTCAGTGACAAGAGACAGTGTGTTATTTCTTTCTTCTTCAAACGGGTTTAACTCCTTTTCAATCATGTAGTACATTTCCATGACTTCTTCGTTAGTCCAGTGACCTCCCGTGTTCTGAATAATAAAAAAGATTGTGTCTAACTTTTCTATATTAACTTTTGTCATTACCACTTAACCTTGTCAGCCCAGTAAGCTGCACTCATCTTTCCTTTGCTAATGTTCTTTGCGTGTCGCGCCTTGAATGACTTACGCCTTGCTTTCTCACTTGCAGTCTTTGGAGACTTACCAGCACCAGAAACACCCTGCTGTCCAAACCTGATAGTCTTTACTTTGTCACCTTCTTTAGCTACAACGACATGAGACTTGGTTGGGTGGCTAGGAGTCCTTTTTGGTTTGTTGTACCCGCTTACTCCTACTCTTGCTAGGCGTGGGTCTTTTTTCTTCTTCTCTGGCATTCTCTAACTCCGCTATCCTTTTATTGAGCCTTTCAAACTCAGCGTTTACTTGAGCCACTACTGCTTCTAACTCTCTGTTACTGACCATTGGATTGCTCCTTCACAGCTATTTCTCGTTCCTTCAATAGCGTATTAGCTACTTTAATTCTACGCTCAAACTCTTTGTCGTCCTGATCGCCAGCCTTGAGGTTAGTTGATAGTGCCTTCAACCTGTCATTCTCAAGCTCAACAGGGATAGCCTGTGTCTCGGCAGCAATCTTCTGTGCTCTTGCCTGAGACTCGGCAGCCTGCCCATTGAGTGCATTAGTCTGTGACTGCTGGAACTCAATCTGTACCTGCTGAGCTGCCTGAGCTGCTTGCTGTGCCTCTGGTGACGGCTGGCTTGCCTGAACAAGCTGTTCAATCAGTTCCTCACGGTTAGACAAGTTCATGTTGTCTATGATTGACTGTATCAGAGAGAGGTACAATGGGGAGTCTGCTGGCATAGTCTGCAACAACTGGACAAGCTGAGTGACCTCGTACTCACGGGCAATGATTCCCAGAGAGCTAGAGGCAACAAACTTGTAGTCAGCTACAGGATAGTTCTCAGGGTTGAACTGCATATACCTGTGAGCTGCTTTAGTCACAAACGGTATGATAAAAGACTCTTGGAAGTTAATCAGTGTGCGCTTGTGGCGTTTGATGATTGCACCAAGAGACATGGAGATACCAGCAGCAGTAGCTTCACCATTGATTGAACCGGGTATGCCAGCAGAGTCAATAGCACCAGTAGCCGTCTGTACCATCTTCTGTAGCTCGGCTGCCTGAGCAAAGGTTATCTGATTCACCTGACCAAAGTTAAATGGCTGGAGTACCTCACGTGGGTCTCCGTTAGTCAGAATCAGCTTACCGGGTTTGACCTCTAAGCGGCTACCTCTAGGTATGCGAGTAGAGTCCATAGCCATCATGGGATGCACTGTAAGAGCCAGAGCATCAATTCTAGCTCGCAGCTCTGCATCAAGAGCCTTCTGACTGTTGTAGCCCTTCTCACAGACACCACGACCCCAGAACCTTCCGGGTACTACGTCCCACGGAAAAGCTACAATAGGACGGTCTTGCATCATGTAAGGATTACGCTCTGCCTTCAGCAGAATACCACCGTTAGCCAGAACTACGATGGCCTCTACATAGTAACCTTCTTCTTCTTCAGTGTCGCTGAGATCGACTACTTCATCGTCTTCGTCAATATTAATATCATCAAGAAGGTGTTTTGGTACTAAACCGTAGTATTTAGTCAGTCTTACTTTATCGTCTTCGTAACGAGTAAGCTCTTGGTCTGGCTCTATGTCAAAGTCAGGAGATGCTTCACCAACATGGACATCCCTGAATACTCCTTTCTCCTGCATCTGCTCCACGTAGTGATAAGGAACAAACTCATCAATAGCAACACCCATAGCCTCTTCAACAGAAGTAGCTACAGGGTCTATCAGGAAGTTTTGTGGCATGATAGGACGTAGCTTGCACGTAGTCTTCTCTACGATGTTTACTCCTACTGCCTGTAGCTCACCACCCATGATAGGCTGTGTGGCAGGAGCCATCTCTTTAACGTCCTCTAGGACAACTTCAGCGATGCCAGTACCGAACACAGCAGCGTTGATGAGTGACTCAGCAACCGCTTTACGGACTTTGTTCTGTGAGAAGTCTTCGTGGAGTTGCTCACGCAGATATACTATGTCAGCCTTCTCCGGGTCATTGCGGTCATCTTTAATGTCAAACCACTTACCACGACCAAACGTAGCTTCTTCAATCTCTGCTACAGAAGACTCGACAGCCTGCTGTAGTGCAGGACTGATGATACGGGAACGCTCTGAGTCTCTTGTGCGGTCTTCAGCAGACCAGATACCACGCCACAGGCGATAGTATTCGTCAAACTTCTCTGCGTAGTTTGCTTCAAAGTGGTCACGCCAACCGTCCAGCTTAACTTCAAGCCAGTTCTCTAGCGTCTCCATGAATATCTCTTCATTTTTCATAAATTAGTATCCTGATACCACATCTATAAACTCGTACTCTTCTTGTGGTATATCACCTATACCGTATGCTACATTTGCTAGTTGGTCGATATAGGCCAAAGCATCGACTGTATCGTCATGTACTAGGTCGTTAGGGAACTGGAAGAGTTCGTCCAAGAACTTCATGTTCCAATCGCCTTTGTTTAGGCTAATGACTCCGTTCTCAAACCGTCCCTGCAAAGCCCACATAATCCTGTCTGTCTTCTTTCTGTTACCGTGTGATAGTTCGTCTACACGGAAGAAGGTGTTGTACTTACGCATCAGATCGCTCAGAGGGGACATGACAGCCTGTCTAGCAATACCCTTCTCTATCCCTACCGAGATAGGTCTGTAGTCTCGTACGGCCTGCAGTATCTTCTCAGCAGTGGTGTTTAAGTCCCACCTACCTGTGATGATGTTGACTATCCACCACTCACCATCGTCTTGTACTTTAACTACTGCTATTGCTGTCGAGTCTAGCTTAGTGTTCTTTGTGCGTTTCTTACCTACTTCTTCAAAGCCAGCAAGGTCAACTGCTATGTAATACTCACCGCCACTAGGCTCTTCTTCTTTGTACGTTATCCAGTCTTCCTTGAACATCTCAGAACCCATAGCTTCAAAGGATGCCATGAACTCCTGCCTGAATGCGTAAGAAGACATCGAGCGTTTGGCTCTGTCTATCTCAGAAGGGTCTATGATGTTGTTGTCGTAGCTGGTGAAGTGCCAAGCCTTAAAGTCTTCGTCATCTCCTAACTCAGCGTACTTGTACAGCTCGTAGAAGTGATTGCGTCCCATCGGTGTACCAATGAAAAGCGCAGAGCCTTTCTGGTCAGCTAGAGCAGGGCGTAGAATTTGTTCCCACACCTCCGGCTTCATGTCAGCGTACTCGTCCATGACCAAGAACTTCAACGACACACCACGCATAGTCTCTGGTCTGTCAGCCCCCTTCAGTGAGATAGTAGCTCCATTGACTAGCTTTATCTGAAGGTTGTTGATGTGGCTACCTGCTATGACTGGATGTCCTAGTTCTAACAGCGTAGACCACATGATGTCTCGCGCTTGCCCCTGTGTGGGAGCTACGTAAAAGACATGACCTCTTTCGGCTTGGAGTGCGTTGATGATTAACATCCAAGCAGCTAGGCGAGACTTGCCTGTACGTCTACCAGCAGCTATTACCTTGAACCTAGCGTTGTCATTAAAGACTTCTTTCTGCCAGTCAAGTAGCTCTACTTTGAGATCAGTCATTTAGAGAAGTTCTGCCGAATTGGTAGTACAATCAGAGCTAATTTACCCCTAATCTTATACACGATTGAGAGATTGTTGGGAAGTGTTAGTTAATTGTACGTCCAAATAACAGGGGTTGTCTTTCTAATGTCTACATGAACAAAGCTGTCAGCAATACCAATACCAGTAAACCCTAAAGCCATAGCATGTTGTAGTATCTTGTACTTCTCCGCACCGTTGGTGACTTTGATGTCAGCAGCAATGCCTTGAGCGTGAGTACCCGGTGTTTCTTTTTTGGCTTCTATTGGGTGGTCAGCAGAGCGATACCCTGAAGTAATCACAAAGGGAAAACCACACATATACCTTAACTGATCTATCTTGTGCAAGAACGTATCTTTCATTTCGTTCTCACCGCTATACTGGCAGTTAAACTCGTCTATGCTAAAAAACTTTAGATCAATCATCAACGCGTTCTGCCTCTATAAACTCTTCAGTACCATTCTGCTCGTCTGAAGAGGAGATAGTGGTTTCACCAACACCACTTATCGTAATACTAATAGCACTCTTACCACCACCAACTTTATCCTTCTCAAAGTAAGACAGAGGAAGCATTCTGTCCATTAAGAGTTTCCATGCAGCTGCTTGATTCTTATGATCATCATCGAGTGCTGCATTGAGAATAGAGTCCATCACTTTGCGTGACTTTGGTGATGCTAGGAGTCTTGCTTTGAACTCTGCTATCGCAGCGGCATCACCGGGTGGTCGTCCACGTACACCTCTATTACCAACCTTCTTGCTATCTACAAGAGCTTTTGGTGGTCTTCCACGCTTTTTCTTTGGTGTAGAACTCATTAGTTTCTCTGAGATTATCACTAAGTGCTTTTAGTGGTCTTTGAGGGAATTGTTGGATGTTAGTAGGTATGTTTGCTATTGCTTTGCTATTACGCTACTAGTGCTATGCTATTTGAATCTTTGTAATTCTTATTAGTCTATATATTATAGCATACTTTTTTTAATTTGTCAAGTCTTTTTTTACAAAGAGAGCTGTGGGTGGTATTTGGTTGACTGTCCTCTTAAGGACTATGCGCACTTTCCAGTCCTTTTACACTAACACAGCAGAGGGCTATGCGCAGATCGTCCTCCTTAGTATTTCTCCTTAGTTTTCAATAACGTACACTCCCCAGTCATACCCACTACTAGCCTCTTTTTTACTCCCAATTTCACTCTTTTTTGTATCTGGGTGGGTACATATAGAACGACGCCGCCAACTACGCCCTCCCCCGTCTACTATTCAGACCCCACTTCTTTGAATGAGAATCATTATCGTTTGCAGTTGCTAATGAGAATCAACCGCATTTGAGAATAACTCTCAAGTGCTAATGAGAATCAGTAAGAGGGAGTGGCTAGGCAGTACCACATAGAAAACAATACAGCAACCGATACAGCCTGGCATATAGTAGAAGCAGTAATGCTATTGGTTAAAAAATGTACAATATTCAAAAAAGTTAAAAAAAAGTGTTGACAGTCTATACAGCCAGTCTATACAGTTCATTCATACAGTCAATTGTGACTGTACTTAATCAGGAGTGACAACCAATGAAATTCACCACATTAAAAAAAATCAGTAAAGCGATAGCCGATAAGGATCTAAAAAGAGCCGGCAACTTAATCACTAAAACACTGGAAACCGAAACAAAAATACACTGGATACGTGATCTCAATAAATTGTTAACCTGCATTGAGACCGGAAAGCCACAGTTCAAGATATTGGCGCGGGATGGTAACAGTAAACTTCCGTTCCTGGCTTTTAGTAGTTTACCTGGAGTAGGTCATTGTCCTGGCGCGGGCGATTGTTTAAATTTTTGTTATAGTTTTAGATCCTGGCGCTATCCTTCTTCTTTTTGTAGGCAAGCTCAAAATAGCATATTAATGCAGACCAATTCCGGATTTGATCAAATAAAACAGGCCATAGAAAAATATAAACCTAAAGCTGGCAGTATTGATTTCCGGTTATATGTCGATGGTGATTTCAGCAGTGCTGGTAACGTGCTGGCATGGATGGGAATATTGGAAGATAATCCTTGGTTAAATTGTTATGGGTATAGTAAATCCTGGAATGAATTGTTGCAGTATAGCGAGCAAGCTTTATTTCCGGATAATTACAAGCTTAATCTGTCAAGCGGCTCAGTGCATGGTAAGGCCATTACAGATAAGGTAAAAGCATTATCGATTACGCGGGGAGAATTCAAAGCGGTGTCAGTAGGCTATAAAGTGACCAGCAAAATGCATAACGACCGCGCACATCAACGGGAATTGCGCCTTGCTAATGGCAACAATGGTAAGGTATTCACTTGTCCTGGAAAGTGTGGTACTTGTACGCCCAAAGGACATGCATGCGGCAGTGACCGATTCAAAGGTATCGATATTATTATCGCGGTGCACTAATCAATACCAATCTAAAGAGGAAAAAGAAAATGAGCGATAAAAGACAAGCAATGATTCACATAGGCAAGGCAAGGAAAGACGGCAAGTATCCTGTAAAAATCAGGTATCCAGGCGAGCCTAATGCCTTTGGCGGATATTATCCTGACAAGTACTTTAATAAATTATTTACAGCCGATAAAATACAAGAGTATCAGGCGAATTTATACGACATCAATAATGAATCAGGCGATTCGTTTACTTTGAAAGCATATAAAGACGGCGAATATTACACTGTGACGGTTTAACAAAGGAGCGATGACAATGCATAATTGGCATAGTGAAACAATGGCGAGATTTAAATTACTTGACAAGGATGCGCTGGAATATATCAGGGATGATGCGAGGCAAGCCGCTATCGCTGGCGAAACAATAGACAATCCAAAGACCGGGCAATATTGGGATGAGTACCACTATGCTTGTATGGAATTAAAAGGAAGAGGCATTAACAATGACTAGAATCATTCAAGAAGACATTAAAAAAGTAAAGAGAATGGCAAGACGCGGATGGCATGATGCGGCATGGTGGGCGTTTATGTCTACTGATAAGACGCGGGCGATCTGGCTGGCTATAGATGAGGCGCGACATGGTGACCATATAAGAGATATCACAGAAAACGCGAACAAATACTATAAAGCAATGGAGCGATAACAATGAAAATTGAAATGACCAAAAAAGAAAAGACCTTTTTTAATGCGTATCTCGAAGCGATTGACTTCACAGAGTGCGGTGACATTGATCAGCCTGCCCATGGTGAGGAATTTGACAGCCATTTCCTCAGAGAATCAGCCATTGACTGTCTCGCTTTTTATGCCGTGATTCAGTGTTACTTACCGGCAGGCTTAGAGGAACAAGCCGGACATGATTTCTGGTTTACCCGTAACGGGCACGGAGTAGGTTTTTGGGCCAAGCCGGAAATTTATGGGGAGTATTCTTCCAATCTTTTAACCAGAAAGGCGGAAGCCTTCGGGGAAGTTTTCCCAGTTTTTGAAAATCACGTTTAAAACAAAGGAGCACAAACAATGAACACAATAATCGAAGTAGAAATCAAAACAGCCTATGGTAACGAGCGCATATACCCAACCAACGAAGCAGGGCGCAAGCTGGCAAGGCTGGTAGGTAGCAAGACGTTTACGCGGGAGACTGTCGCGCTGGCTAAAGAGCTGGGCTTTAACTTTGAAGTGAAGAGGGAGGAATTGTAATGGAAATCACAGAGCCACAGGTGCGTATGATACTGAACAGGTGGGACGGTGAGACTGGGGAACGGCTGTTCAGGCTGTTCCTTGAGAGATACACAGTACCATACACGACAGGACAAATACTGGAATTTTTAGGAATAGGGGAGACACTAACATGAAAAACTTTACGCGAGACCTGGTTCTAGTCTGCCTACCAGCCACAGTGTGCATCGTACTGTATGCCTACGCGCTGGTAGAGATGGTGTCTTTATAGCTTGACAATGTACCATATGATGTGTAACGTGGACATTCCACAAACAAAACCCACAAAGGAGGAACTAAGATGAAATGCGAACACTGCGGGACACCAATGATAGCAGAGCGCGATCCTTACGGAACAGGCGATCACTGGTATGTAGTATATGAAGAGCAATGTACCTGCACTGACGAGCCAGAGGAAAAGCATAGCCCTCTGATGCAGACTGTGCTGGAAAATCACGAAGAGTATATGACTAACCTGAAACTGGAGGAAAACAAAAAATGAATGACCCTATATTAAAATGTCTACTTGTAGAAGTAGGAAAAAGCATATCCGAAGTAGAGTACAAAGCAGAACGCCACGAAATCGTGCGCGTACTGGACGAAGCTGCCCAGAAAATAGCAGAGCTTGGCATCAAAAAGAAAGCCTCGCCAGTCGCTCGTACCGCGCCCACAAAGCCCGTCCTACGTAGACCGCGCAAAGCCCTGCTACAAACTGAGGAGGTGCTGGTTGTCCTGTACGAAACAAACCCTGACAACGCAGACCTGTCTGTGCGAGAGTGGCGGGATATTAACAAGGCTTTTTTCAATGACTACTACGCCAACGTCTCAAATCAACTAGCCAGCCTGAGTAATGTGTTCTCAATTCTTGTGAAGAAAGGTTTGATGGTGCGCTATGCTAATGGGCGCAAGCATGTAGCCACGCCCACGTATCAACTCACACGCGAGGGCATCGCAGAGGCACAGAAGATTCAGGGTTTCAAGGGGCTGATGTCAGAGGCTTATAAGCATCACTTTGAAGGAGTACGTTCATATGCGTATAGTCATTGATCCAAACGAAAAGCCAAGAAAGTTGAAAGTTAAATCGCCCTGCATCAACTATTGCTCCTCATCGTCTCTTGGTGACCCCATATGTTGTGGATGTTACCGCAACGCAGAAGATGTTGACAAATGGAATACGTACACTGAGCATGAGAAGGTGGAGGCACTGATACGATCTTATCATAACTACAAAGCGATGAAGGAGGCGAAGAAGTGACAGACTTTAAGATAAGAGGCGAGAAGCTGGCAGAGTATGGCTCTCGCAAAGGCATAGAACACCCGAGAGGGAAGTACCCTTTCGAAGTTGTAGAGCAGGTTCGTTACTTGTACACTGAAGAAGTACCGCTAAAGACGATATCGAAGGTGGTTGATGTACCTTTGGAGACACTGAAAGACTGGATTTACAGACAAAAGAGGACACAAGCATGAAAACCAAAGAGATGAAAGCAGATTGGGAGCTTGAGTGGTCAGGCTACGCCTTTAAGTTTACTGACATGACATACGCTGAGGTGTGTGAGGAGATGGACGGGCTGGTTGACATGGCACGATGCAAGGTAGTACGCACACAGCCCTTGCAAGCACTCCAACCACTCTCTCCCCTGCAAAGGGACTCAGAGCCTCTGGTAAGCTCTCTGAGAGCTTTGAAGAAGGAGGTATAGGGTGGTACTACGAACGAAAGAAGAAGCCTACAACGCCCTCAGAGAGGCTCTCAGGACTACTGGTGAGCCTCACTGTCTGGTTTATACTGGACACGGAGTGATTGAGCTGAGGGAAGGCTTGGAGTGTTACGGGTATGAGGTTGTACTTAATAGTAACTATAAAGTTTACTCTGAGAACTCAGAGGACAACATACAACAGCCTACCCTTTAATGTTTTTTACTATGTAGTAAGAGGGTAGCATGGAAACTGGAGGTAGTCAAGTGATAGAACGACTCTATGAAACACCAATGAGTGAGTACATAGTACGTTTAAGCAGAGCTTGTGCTGATGTTAGGAGTGGTATGTGTACTCTTAACGAGGCTATGGACTTGTATAAAGTATCTGGTGTAGACTTACGCCAGCTCTACTTAGAACAAGACGAGTGGCATAAGTATGTCAGGCAGACCTCCACAGGAGGATTAGCCTTTGAGATTAACGAGGAGAAAGACAATGACTGAATCATTTTTACCTCATTTACACGATATTGACGAACCCAACCAAAATGATTGGGTAGACCTACCTCATGATATGGCAATGTGTAGTTCCTGTGGGTGGCAAGGCCCACTTTCGAGTTGTGACAGTTGGAAAGAACAAGAAAGTTGGGAATTACCTTCCGAGTACATAGTCTATGCTTGTCCGGTTTGCTCACTTGGCGAAGATGACGGAGAAATCGCCGACACATGGTCATCAATACTGGCTCTTTTTGATGTCGCAAGAGAAGATGTAGCAAAGGAAAAAGACAATGAAAGCTGAGTTTAGATGGAAAACGGTCTGGTACACATGCCTTGCCGGGATGCTATGCTGGATGATGGTGCTCTTTGCAGTGCGCACACTTGCCTACGAGTTCATTCACCCCAACAAGCCCTATGTGGCTGATGACAGCATTGGCGTTATCAATACCGACTGCGAGCCATGGGTGGTTGATGCGGTGATTAATGGTTTCTGGACATTCAGGCCGGGAGCTTACCTTGAAACAAGAGAATACGATTCGGGACTAGGGTATATATATAACAACGGGGTGCTTACAGTTCCTGATTTCTATCCTGTTGAGGTGTCATGTACTAATGATATTTCAACAGTCTCTGGCGGTCTTGTCATTCAGGATTTCATCGAGTTGGGCAACGGACAGACGGTTACAGCCGCGACTACCGGGATAAGCTGGGAAGGCTCGACACGCGAGGCGACCAAAGCTGAGATTGCTTTCAACATGGATGTGGTAAACACAGACACGGTATGGGGCGTTGCTACCCATGAGGCTGGGCATGCTTTGGGTCTTGGTCACAGTAATCTTGAGGACGCGCTAATGGCTCCTGTCTACAGGGGGCAGCAGTCAGTTCATGCTGATGACTTTGGTGGCTATGCGGTGCTGTATGGTCAGTGTGACAGGTCTATTGTTGACAGAAAGTTCCGCATCTTCATCCCCAGAGCGAGGGGCAGTGGGTTCCCCGGACTGTACGAGGCAATCATCGAGCCAAAGACAGGCAAGGCAACCAATGTAAGAAAGAGTCAGTGTGACTAAAAACAAAAATTGAGGAGTTCATATGAGCATACAACTAGCACACCAACCATGCGATGACTGTGGTTCATCGGATGCAAAGAGTTACTATGATGACGGAGGTAGTTACTGCTTCTCCTGTGAGACTTACCACAAAGCAAGCGATGACGCGCCAGCTGTGGTGCTTCCAAAGGTAGAGAAGGAAGGGATACCTAAACAACCCTTCACTGACATCCAGAATCTACTGACCACTGGAGACTACTCTGGCATCACTGAGCGCAAGCTGACTGTAGCAACCGCGAAGATGTACGGTGTCCTGAGCACACCTGAGAGAGTCTACTTTGCCTACTACGGGGAGGACTCAGACCTTGTGCCGATAGCTGCTAAGGTGCGCCACCACGACAAGAAGTTTCACACAGCAGGAGACTTTCAGAAGACACTGATGTTCGGGCAACAGCTGTTTGCTGCTGGTTGTGCTAAGTCCATCACCATCACAGAGGGAGAGTTTGATGCCTGTGCTGTGTATCAGATGACAGGCAGTAAGTACCCTGCTGTTTCAGTAAGGTCTGGTGCGAGTGGCGCATTGAAGGACTGTAAAGCTAACTATGAATACCTCGACTCTTTTGACAACATCGTGATCTGCTTTGACTCAGACGAGCCGGGACAGAGGGCAGCAAAGGAAGTAGCGGAGCTGTTCGGTGGTAAGGCGAAGGTCATCAAGCATCTGAAGGGCATGAAGGATGCCTGTGATTATCTCGTAGCAGACAACAAGCAGGAGTTCAATACTGTCTGGTGGGGTGCTGAGAAGTACGTACCTGATGGAATCATCAACGGTGCTAGTCTGTGGGATGAAGTCAGCAAACCACTGAAGGGAGCAGAGCTACAGTACCCCTACTCTGGTATCAACGAGCTGACCTACGGCATCAGGCTCAGTGAGCTAATCACTATCACTGCTGGCTCTGGGCTAGGTAAGTCACAGTTCCTCCGTGAGATCACCTACCACATCATGAAGAACACAGAGGACAACATCGGTATGCTGATGCTTGAGGAGTCTACGCGCAAGACAGTAGAGTCCATGATGTCCTTGTCTGCTAACAAACCACTACACTTGCCTGACGTTAAAGCAACTAAGCAAGAGAGGAAGGAAGCGTTTGATGACACCATGGCATCAGGCAGGTTCCACTTCTTTGACCACTGGGGTAGCTTGGGAGTAGATAATGTCATGGCACGTATCAGGCACATGGCAAAGGCACTCGATTGCAAGTACATCATCCTCGACCACATCACCATGATTGTCTCCAGTCAGGGCAATGGCGATGAGCGTAAGGCTCTCGATGAAGTCATGACTAAACTCAGGACTCTGGTGGAAGAGACAGGCTGTGCTGTGTTTGCAGTCAGTCACCTGAAAAGACCAGAGAGCAAGGGGCATGAAGAGGGAGCAGTGGTTAGCTTGTCACAGCTCAGAGGCTCTGGTGCTATAGCCCAGCTCAGTGATATTGTGCTAGGCTTGGAGAGGAACGCTCAGGCTGACGATGTGTTCGAGCGTAACACAACCAAGGTCAGGGTACTAAAGAACAGGTTTAGTGGTCTGACAGGACCGTGTTGTAACCTGCACTATGACGCAGTAACAGGTAGACTTTCAGAGATAAAGGAGGTGGACAATGATAATAGCAGACGGGTTTGATGAAGCATTCCTAGGTACAGGAAGTAGATGTGGCTTTGAGGACGTAGCTGTTTACGATGCCGATAAATGTATTGAAGCATTAATCAAGCATGGCATGACAGATGAAGAGGCAGTAGAATACTTTGAGTATAACGTCCTTGGTGCATGGATAGGAGACATTACCCCTGTGTTTTTATATACACACGGCATTGATGAGATAAAAGGAGATAGACAATGCTAAAACTGTGGGGAAAAATTAAGTGTCTTTTCGGGCATCATGACAATATGTACATCATGTACACAGACCAGCAATTTATCTGCGGAAGATGTGGTAAGGAAATAGAATGAGGTGTAAAGCCTGTGATGTTTTGCTAACGGACTACGAAGCGACAAGGAAGTCAGCCGAGTCTATGGAGTTCATCGACCTGTGCAACAGGTGCTACAGTTACATTGTGGACGAGGTAGATACGATAGACAGGGAGGACTTGCGAGACATCGCAGACGAGGAGGAGACGCTACCGCATGACTACGATGAAGACGATCTATTTAGACATTGAAACTAACATGGCACACAATGTTATCTGGTGTTGCTGTGTGCAGGATGCTCAAGGCACTACGCTGTTCACTGACAGCATAGGTCTTCAGGAAGTTATAGACAACGCTGACGAGGTAGTAGGCCACAACATCATTGGCTTTGACGCGCCAGTATTAGAAGCAGTTTGGAACATAAAGATACCAGCCAACAAACAGACAGATACTCTTGTGCTGTCTAGGCTGGCACACGCTGACGAGAGAAAGCATAGCTTGGAGGTCA